TGTGCCCATCCTTGCGCGACCAACCTGGGCCCAAGGTTTTGATGTTTGGGTCCTTAGTCTCAAGGTCTACTGCCACCTCTTTGTACCCTGTTAAATCAGGGAACTCCGTAGGTATATTCCAGTCCTTATCCACCAGGTCCAACTCTCCCTTGAACTCATGGTGCAGGTCACTGCCAAACAAACTAGTCATTATTAGTGGTCCTAGCAATTTCAGAAAACTCTCCGCCCAAAGCTGAGTAACCAACCTTGTCCAGCCACGAGTCGTCATGGTCTATGGTCTCAAGAAGACGGGCGGTCTTCAACCAATCCATCATCAGGATAACATGTTGCTCGGTCAGGTAACCATGGCTCATCAGTGCGCCGGTCACAATAACATTCCAACCCTCGACTATGCGAGTGTGATTGTCGAATGCATCACCATAGTCCTTGGCTCTCTGACCATTGATCAGTTCTTTTGCCTTGTCTAAAATTTCATCACGTTTCATAACTTATACCTTTTCCATCCATACAGTAAGGCCGCAGCCAAACAAGTTACGCCAATTTTTCCAGTGATCTGCCCGTCGATGTGAGCCAGTGAGCCAAAAGCCAGCCAAAGAAACAACACACTATCAATAACAGATCCAACAACACCGCTGGCTAACACTCCTAGTTCTCTACTACGCTCCCTCACCTTACTGTAAACGGCGAAGTCTGAAAGTTCTGATACTGTAAACGCTACCAAAGACGCCAAGGCGATGTATGGGTCCGCTAAGAGAAATGAAAGAACCGCACCAAAACCAATGGCTCCTAACGCCCAATACTTTCCAAGTGTTTCGTGCACCGCATCTCTCAACAGCAATGCCAACCCGACCATCAACACCCCACTTGGGGCCATGATCCCAAAGCCTAACGGAATCACACATGGACCATCGGGCACACAAAATGTACCCACATTTCCAATCATGTAATTCGCCAACGGTATAGTGGCGGCATAGCCTGCAACGGCTAAGTAACCTTTGTTCATAGTAGTATCTCCTGTTGTGGTCTCGTTTCCCAACGAGATGGGGTTTGCATGGCGTCCCAACGGTTCGCCATTTGTATCGCAGTGTTTTGGGCCCTGTTGTGGTTCTGAGCAACATCAGTGCTGTCAACGGAAGCAAAGGGCCAATGCTTTCCGCTTAACTGCATTCCACGCAACATGTGGAGCGTAGGTAATCTTCCGAACGTAGAGGCCACTGCATTCCACGCCTCGTCCATCCTAAAACACCAAGCCGTTGACAACACTGTAGTAAACTCTGCGGTTGACCCAACGCAAACGCGAGGCCATTCTTCGCACAAGGAAAGAAGTCTTCGCACTGGTTCGTCCATATGCCAGACTGGAGCCCCTCGTTTACCGTGAGGCCATTCGCGAATTAAAGCATCTTGCTCCTGTGAACCACTGTCAATCACATCGGGTATAACCGCCCACGTTGTTGGACAGTCTAACCACTTGTCTGTCCACTCGTAATACTTATCCCAGTCCGTTTCTTTTCCGGACTTCCATTTACTGAATGCGCCGTTGTCCAACATAACGCTCTGCCCAATCTGATGGCAACGAGCTACATCTTGAGGAGCCATATGACTTATGCAAAAGTTCTTGCCCGCTAGAGTCAACAACTGTGCAATAGGCGTGATAGGAGTGCCGTGATAATGTATCATTTCACAAACTCTATTTGCGCTGATCGTATCTTTGGACGGATGCTACTCGTCATTGGTGTTGGGTGCGCATACGAATAGAATATATGCTGGTCTATCCGTGCTATTCGGTACAGTTTGTTTCGCCATATCGGGCGCACCTTAGTAGTGTGGTAGTGATCAGCGTCGCTGTACGGCAAGATCCCAGGATCCTTTAGTATCTTCTCCGCTAATGCTGTAGCGTTTTCCCACGCCCTCTTGTTCTTGGCCCTCGGTACTTTGCCCTTCCTTACGAATGAGAACTGGCGGTCCTCCATGACCACGCCACATACGGACGAAGGCCACCTCTTGGATTCCACCCTGTTTATTATAACCTTGGCAACCATAAGCTGGGCTTGGTAACTTTCTCCTCGCGCTTCATGGTACAAAGCCAACGCAAGACACATTGATGCTATCATATTGTGTACCTGTAGTTGTTATTAGATTGTAAAATGTACAAAGATTCTCGTGCCCTTGTGACGCCAACGTAGAACGCTCGGTGCTCATCGTCAGGGTACTTGCTCTGAACACACGCCTTGGTAGATGCTGTGTACACCACGCAGTTGTCGTCCTCTCCGCCCTTCATGGCGTGGAACGTAGATATCTTAATCCGTGGGGGTGACAGAAGATCCTCGCCCCTACGTTGGATGGCCTCGATGTACGTTTGCATACTGCCAGACACCTTCAACACTTTATACGCAGCAAACTCTGGGCCGCACAGAAGTCCGTACTCTGATCTCAATGTATCCATATCTATTTCGGCATCAAGTTCCAGAGCCTCCAGTAGTTTGGCAGACCCGCGTTTAACCACGGCGTCCGTGCCCTGCTTGGGTAGGCCAGAGTACAATGTCTTGACCCGCTCTAACCCTAGCTTCTTGCCCTGGCACAGCTCATCCCAAGCCATGATGTTGCCTATCAACTTCAGAGATATACTGGGACGGCCTTTGACAGAGTACTTAAACCCTGTGTTCGAAAACCACTTCGCCATCTCTCGGACGTAGGTGTTTGTTCGCGCCATCACGGTCCATGATCCTTCGGTAAAAGGAATATCCTCCATGTGATTAACGAACTCGACCTCACCCAACTCCTCTCGAGCCAAGAACTCTTTCTCTACCCGAGTGCCGATCCGGTTAACGATGGTCTGAGACAGGCGGTGAATAGACTTTGGTATACGGTACGACTGCTTTAAAATCTCTACGTTTTCTGAAGAGTTAACGAACATGCGTACATCTACCCCAGTCCAACGGTGCACTGCCTGATCGTCGTCCCCTGCAATAATCGTTTGCTGGGAGAACTCAGATAGTTTGTGCGCCATATCCCACTGCAACGGGGTGAAGTCCTGAGCCTCGTCAATAAATAGATAGTCCAAGTGGGGCGGTTCCCCGATCTCGATGTACTTCTCAATCATATCCACAAAGTCATACTTGCTGTTCTGTTGCTTGTACTCTTCGATCTGAGCGCCGACCTGCTCCAGCTTCGGGTAAAACAATGTACGGTCTGATGCTTCGTTGAACTCTTGCTCCAACGTAATCATTCTGTAGCGAGCACGGGTAATCATCTGTAGGTACTGGGCCCCTGAACCACCGATTGAGGGCAGAGTTATGCCGTCATCCACACTGGTTCGATCCTCACCCTCAAAGTTCAACCCTACTATAGCGCCAATAACCTCATAGTCTGCTATCTGCATAACGTCTTGAGACTGCAAACCTAAACCGTTGAACCCAAACGAATGGCTCGTTCTCATGTACGGAAAGTCTACAGGTGCCAACGAGAACTCAGCGCATGATCGAGTGACCATCTCTTCTATAGCCTTGCGGGTAAACGAAATCACCCCGATGCGTGACGGATGTGTGCCTGCTTCCAGTGCGCCTTTAATCTCTTGGATCAAGCGATAAGTCTTGCCGCAACCTGGAGGACCTAAGATTAATTTAGAGTTAGGTATCATAGATCCTTGCCCCTTGGTCTGGAGTTTACCCAATCCTCGATCTCGACTAGGACCCAGCGGCTAGATGACCGCTTGCTGTGCTCGTCGCCAAGGACAATGGGCTGGGGGAAGTCTGTTTTCTGAGCTACCAATTTGTAGATGTACGACTTGGATACACCCAACATGTTAGCAACCTCTCCTACGCGGAGGAGCCTATTAGAAGGGTATGTCATCGTTCATCTCCTTGATGGGTAGTTCAATTTTGTTTTCTTCAAATGAAGGTATGTACCAGCAGCGAATGATTGAACGTGTGCCGTCAGACTTACGAATGTTTTGTCTTGATGCATCGCCGCCCAAGTCTCTAATCATCTGGATCAAGTTGCCTCGGTTCTCGACCTTGAACCTGCGGTGGTGCAGGTACTCAATCAGCCCCTCTAGTTTAAACATAGTAGAGCCACCGTCTGTCCAAGGCTTGCCCATTTCCATTTCTTCTGGGGCCATGGCTCTGATCTGACTGGTGCAATAGGAGTGCAGGTGATCTTTGAATTGTCCTTTGATTGTGGCTTCTTCTGGAACCTCTAAGTGGGTAGCAGCTTGCATCAACTGATTGATCATGGTTTGCCACTTCTGAGGTTTAACTGTTGGAGGCATGATGTTCATCTGCTCCATGCAAGCACGTTGCCACAGGACTTGGTTCTGTAACTGCTCAGTCGTAAGCTGGATCCGTCCACCGTTTACATCCATGAAATAAACTCGAGGCTCCGACAACATAATCGTTAGCCC